TATTACGGGGTCTGCCCTTCGTGGTAAACAATAAGCTGCAAGGGCCACGCCTCTCGGCTCGTAATTAAGTGTCCGTTCTACCTTCCCCTTAACAATTGCGTTCGCAAAATAGTTGCACCTATTGATATCATAGAAGTACATGTCCGAAGACTGTATCTGGCCGTTGACCAGCACGTATAACAAAAACAGGTGCGTCATACTTCATACTCTATTACTCTGGTTTCGTAGGCCAAGTAACGTTGTCGGGAAACCCTTCTTGCTCAGAAATGTCACGCAGTGCTTGCCTGTAAGTAGCCCATGCCGCCTTGTCTACTTGAGCGTCGTCTACCTGTGTCCAATCAGAGGACGTGAGCAAGCCATTGCGTTGATTCCTTACATCAGCAGCTTTCTCAGCGTCAAGTTCAGCTTGATACGCAGTCTCTTGTTCGGCTTTGGTCTGCGAGTCGTTTGCGGTAAACATATCTACCTCTGACCACGCTACCTGCCACGAACCATTGACCTGCTCATAGCCATTCTTAACGACCTTTGTGTAAGTGCCTGTAGGCTCGGGTCGTGCTGACGGCTTAACTAAATCAATTCCAAGAGCGTCACAAGTAACTGTCGTAAACTTCTGCGGCATAGAGACGTTAGGGTTCATCGCCCTAATTTCGCTTGCGTTTTTAATTTCGCCTGTGCTTCTTACTCTATACATAAAAACCTCTATTTCTTAAATGCTATTGTTGCTGCTATGTAGGATGTGCTAGTTGTGCCTGAGTCTACGCTCCAATTACTAGGGGTAAAAGTCTGCCCTGCTGATACGTTAGCGGTTGCGTAAAAAGCACTGCAGTCGCGAGTGTCAGAGCCTTGTACGTTGCCGGAAAAATTAACCAAGCTGTCGTAATCACCTGCATCTATATCTGTTGGGCTGCTAACATATCTAGTACCTCCATATCCCATAGCTCCAACAGTAACAACAAAGCTATTGCCGGTAGGAGTAATAGCCGGAAAACCTACCCCTGCCGTGATAGAGCTGCCTTGATCCGTCGTAAAAGAATCTATAACATCTGCGTCGCTCGAAAGACCTCTAATCAAAAACATTAGATACGCCTGACCATTAGTAGATACCTGACTTTCCGGCAATGCAATGCTCGTGTCAGGAGTAGATCCCATACGCTTCCACCCAACAACCATACATGATCCGTTGTTAACAGCCTCATCCAAACTCGTTATGGTTGTGTAGCCCGAGGTTGTGGTGACTAGGTTGCTTGAAGTTGAGTCGCCGTTATTGGTAGCGCAAACACTAATATAAACAACAACATCATTTTCTTTTAGCTCTACAGATAGATAATTTGCCTCAATGCTATCCGGTAAATTTACCGTGTTAGTAGAAGTTCCTCCTGATTCATGATCTCTGCTTAAAGGAATAATTATTGGCGAACTACCTTTCTCTACCGTAGACAAAGAATTTGGCACACCAACGGCGCTATCAGTATTAGTTATAGTAGTAGCGTTTATGGTTTCGCTTGTATTAGAGATTGCAGTGTAAGAATACGTGGGAGTAACCGTAGTGTGCGTTGCCCCTTCGTAGGTTAACAGTCCCGATCCACCTTCAAGCAAGAACTCCTCACCAAAGTCCTCCTCCGGTATGACCAATATATTGCCGTGCATAGAGCTTGCAACAAAACTACCGCTAAATGTTATGTATATTTTTGAGTCATTAGAGTTTATAGAAGTAATCGTTCCGTACTCGGCTTCTCCTAGGCTTAATGGCTTTAAAGCATCGTCCTCATATCCGTCCCAAATTATAGGGCTTGGAATGTACATAGCGTTTAATAACGATCCGTCACTTGTATCTACTTGAATAAGAGTGCCGTTATTGGTTGCGATGTATAAATTGCCATCTGCTCCTAAGCATCCGGTAGCTCTTAAACCTATTGTGTAATCTAAACGGACGCTCCACGCAGGGGATGTATCGTTTAATGCTGCACTATCAAAGCAAGTTAATACCGAGTAAGTTGCGTCTGTGTCGTCAGATATGTGGAGAACAAATCTATTACCCGAGTCGTCTATTGCTAATACATAAGCACCTCCAACATCACTGATAGGAATTGTGCTGACAGTGTAGATATACGCGCTTCCTGATGGGCTGCCGGTAGAATTTATTCTTGATGCTGAAAATGTACTAGCGTCGGCAATTCCGTAGGCGTAAAAGTCTTGATCGTTCTCAGACCACTCAATACTTCCTAAAGCAATATCGTCACCTGAGTTTTCAAAAGTATAAGACGTTGACTTAGTAATACTAGAGCTTCCGTAGACCTCCATGTGGATGCCTTTGTGATCATTTGTAGCTGATTGATTTCTCAACCTCCCCACAGGTATACAGTGTCCGTCAGATGGCCTTACAGCACCGGCATATAGCTCGGGATAATAAGTGCTTGTACTGTCCGCAAATGTGTCAGAATCTATTTCATTACCATCGGAAGGGTTAATAATACAAAAATCAATATTATTTGAGGTAGAGGAGAACTTTGAAATTGCGTACAAACGATTATATACTTCAGACCACACAATAGTATTTCTACCAAAAGAAGCGGCACTGTATTGTCTGTTCCAATTTACGCTAAAATCAGAGGTGTCAATCGACATGATGCAAGCGTCAGTCACTCCTGACATAAGTCCCTGTGAATTTTGATTGCCATTGTTTATATAGGCAACGTATAAGTTGTTAGCCTCATCAAACACGGCAGATCCCATATCGATAGCTACATCGTCATACGTTGCGCCGCTGTCAGGACGTAGTGCGTACCACTCAAGATTAGTGCCACCAACTCCAGCGGACTGCATCAATTTAATTGCTGAACTCATTGACTACCCCATCGCCTGACCGGCCGTAAACCCATACCAAGTTGTACCACCGTCGTTAGTGATAAACACAAAGTAATCAACAGCAGAGGCTGTAGCAGTTAAAGTGGGAGCAGTGGCAGCAGCCCAATCAACAGCGGTAGGCCACGTTACTGTAAAACCCGAAGCACTAGCGTCCTGAACAATCTTTAACGTAAACGCAGACACTTTGCCGCTTGCCGCAGGATTACTAAAAGTAAACGTAGTATTCTCTGTTAGCGTGTGACTAAAGTTAGTGCCGTCCTGCATATTACAGGTAGTAGCGTTAGAGGTAGACGTTACTGCTGTGTACTCTTCTGAAATGCCGTTATCGAATGTAACTACACCGTTAGCATCTGCTGTGACCGTTTTGGATGCTTCAGTAGTACCCAAAGTAGTGATGTCGTTATAGTTAATCTCTGCCGCAGTTGCTGTAAGGCCAAAGTTTATAAGCGCGTTAGCGGCGTCAGTAGCCCCCGTGCCGCCGTAAGCCACAGCAATAGTGTTGCTGTTCCAAGTCTTGTTGGTTAGTGTTTTAGTATTACTGTCCGTTAGGATGTTCGACGGAGTTATGATGTCTGATAAATTAGCCATGGGTTATGCCTCCGGCGCTGTGGGCCAAGCTTCGTCTGCAAGATAAGGAAAATCAGCGTGAGATGTTATGTCCCTAAGAGCTTGTCGGTATGTAGTCATCTCGGCTGACATAGTAACGTCGGATAATGCGTAAAAGTCTGTTTGCTGCAAAAGCGCGTCTCTGTGCTGTCTTGCGGCCTCTGCTGACTCCGCCTCTTTCACAGCTTGTTCTTCGGCGGTCATTGTTGAAACAGTCCATCCCTGCACCCACTCACCATCAACCTGTTCTGCTACAGTATTTAACTCGACTTTCTCCGTTTCTTGGTCATAATCAGGCATGTCTTGCTGCGTAACCGCATCAACATTTAACGCCTCTAGAACGCTATCATTCCATTGAGACGGAAGCGACATAGTTGTTTCTTTTTTGAGCTGCAAGCGATTCTTGATTTCGCCAGTTGTCCTATCTCTATAAATTGACATAATAAATCCTATGTTACGATTGCATTGTAGCTTCTGAATTGGTTAAGAGTAGTATACGGAGTGCCCAGATTTGATAACTGCGTAAATGTTGGACTACTTATTGAAGAGCTTAAATCCCAGTTGCCAATACCCCATGAAGTATTAGATGGAATTCTTGTTCCGTATGCGAATTTTTCAGTCTCGTCAAAAGCCAAAGCATATTTTCTTTCTGATCCAGTTCCAGTGTAAACTTTTGATGGAGATGAAGGATTAGAAACATCCCAAATCTGTAGCTCACCACTTGTCCCGACAATAACAGCATCTAAACCTTTTGCTACCGTCATTCCGAACGGACTTGCGCCTGCGCTAATTGTATAGCTTTTAACCCATCCTGAACCGCTTTGCGTTAAGCCGTAAACACTAGAATCATAATAACCATTCACCCATAGTATTTGAGATTCAGCATCCCACCCAATTCCATGTTGATCGCCGTTATAAACGTCTACGGCATTTTGAGAATCAAGACTCATACTTGCGGGGTTAGAAACATCAAAAGTCGCCAAACAATTTGCACTTGCGCTACTTTCATAACTTTGAAAAATTACAAGACGAGTGTTGTCATCTACTAAAGTTACGTTAAATACGTTGCTTGGCGTAAATGTTAAACCGCTAGTAGATAAAGTACCAAGCGAAGAGCCATCAGTTGAATCGACTGCTGTTAAAGTGTTGTTTCCGGTTATGTAGTAGAGAATTTGATTTTCATGATCATGAGTTAAAGCCTTAACCGATGAGACATTTTTAGACCATAAAATGTTCATTGAATTTTCTATGTCTACGGCATAAATTTTAGATCCTTGCGATGAAGTACAAAAAACGACGTGATTTTCCGGATCGCCTGCTAGTCCGCGCATATAATAATTAAAATAGCCGTTATCTAGTTTTTTATAGTTATACATAGACATCGTTGGACGCGCAGAAACGTCTGCAACGCTTATATAATTGTCATAATAATATGTGGCCCCATTTGCCACTGCTTGAGGAAAAGCAAAGTAATTGTATTCATAGCCTCCGGCTACATTGCCTGCCGCTGCTGTCAGGGCTTTTGCTAATTTACTCATTAAACGTAGCTTCCTGTGTAAGCACCGTAGAGCGTAGTAGAGACTTTCCAGAACACCAGTGTGTCCTTAGCAGTCAGCGTAGGAGCGACATTGCCGCCAGAAGTCACCCACTGCATTGTAGGCCACGTTACTGTGTAACTAGCACCTGCTTCGAGCTGTAGGACAATAGCATCGCCAGAGGTTAGTGAGTCTGTGAAGGTCGTGTTAGCCGCTAGGGTCTTGGTCTGTACTGCGCCGTTGGTAGCGTCAAAGGCTGTGCCTGTCAGAGAATAAACAGTGTCTCTGATGGTTTTGTTGGTAAGCGTCTGAGTCGCAGATGTTCCGGCCACGTCGGTTAACGTGTTGTCCCCGAATGCAATGGTCTTGTTGGTAAGAGTCTGAGTCGCAGATGTTCCGGCCACGTCGGTTAACGTGTTGTCCCCGAATGCAATGGTCTTGTTGGTTAAAGTTTCAGTGCCGGCAAGCGTAGCTAGACTAGACGGGAAGGTGTTAGTTCCACTTGTTAGGTCTTTGTTAGTCAGCGTCTGAACGCCATCCAAAGTAACTACACTACCGCTATTACCGCCAACTTGTGCGTAAACGCGCCACGTAGAGCCATCATATACAAACTGAACATTAACCCCTGTTATGTCCAAAATTAAGTTTTCTGCAACTCCGTTAATAGTGGAGCTATTGCGCCCAACGGTTAAGTTGTTAGAACCAAAACTAGCCCCTGCGTCTGCAATAACAACTTGGTCACCTGCACTGGGAGAAGCAGGGAGAGTAACAGTAAACGCGCCTCCACTAGTATCGGCCAGTACGCCTTCTAAATTGGCAGTAGTATAGTTAGCGGTTTTGGTGACGTAAGACACCCCGCCCGCAGTTGAAGCGTCAATAACCGCAGCGCCCGCACCCGCGCCGTCTGTAACAAGCATTACCTTAGCGCCATTGGCCACATCAACAGTAGCGCCTGTACCCTGTTTTATCGTAATAGCTTGGCTGCCTGAAGTAGCATTTTCTATCAACCATACTTTAGAGACGGTGTTTGGCCCAAGAGTCACTTCTCGGGTAGCTGTTAGAGATACAGCCGAGGTAATCTTTAGGTAGAACGAACGTGTAGCGTCCGCGGTAGCGTCCGGCATGGTGAAGGTTTCGTTAGCGTCAGCGGCAATCTCTTTCGTGCCGTAGCTAAAACCGTCGGTAATCAGCTCAAGGTTAGTGTTAGTACTGGTGCCCCAAGTACCGTCCTCATCACCCGTGGTGATTTCTTTGAGCCGGAGGTTGTTTACATAAGTAGCCATTTGGTTTCTCCAGTATCTACACTAACGTGCTGCCGCCAGCGGCGGGGATGCTTGTCGCGTAAATCTTTGTATTCTGACGTAAGTTTAGGGCTTGCCCGCAATCTGAGCAAGTGTCTGCGGCCATTTCGGCCTCGTTAAGATCATATCCGCAATGTGCGCATAACACTTCAATTTCATGCTTGGGGTCTATGGCATCGCCCAGTTGTGCTGCTTCGTTTACTGTCTTCATGCTGCTATTTCCGTCCAGTTAGGTGTTTGGCTGTCGTCTACGTCTACCCAGCCTGCGTTCTGATTCGGTACTATTTCGCCCCAAACAAGGACTGTTCCAACCTGCCCTGTAGCCTGTACGCCTAGCGGGTAAACCTTCGCCCCTGCGGTTTCTGTCGTTTCGCCTAACGCTGTGGTGCCCTGCACGCCGGTTACATCGACGTTTTGTTGGAGCAGAACCGTTATATTGCCTAGCGTAGCGGTGGCTTCTAAGCCTGTAGCATCAAGAGACGAGTCCCCGATTATTTCTACGTTGCCCGCTGTAGCGGTTGCGGCTACGCCTGTGAGGCTAACAAT